GTTGTGTCCTTTCAAGTTACGCACGAAGGGGCGCGAAGATTACTTCGCATCCCCTCCGCGCGTCCGTTAAATTCGAATACCACCGCGCATGGGATTTGTATTCAAATTACGTTTGTGTGTTCCGGAAGATCTCCGGAAAGACCGACGACTTTTGCTTTTGCTCATTCTATAGCGTTTCATAGTCTCACCTCCTTTCATCTGTTGTCAAGGTTTAAATTTCCACCCCATCCTGTGCCAATATCATATTTGACTTTAGGAACCCATTCGGTCATGTCTTTTTTTGATTTAAATTTACCAAATTTTCCTATGTACTCTTTTACCCCTCCGATTAATGGTTTTATTACTTGGTTTGCCGGTTGGTATAAAGATTTCCAGAACTCTTCTTTTTCTGCAAGCATGGCATTTATGCGAGCTTGCGCAGCGGAGGTTTTAGTATCTTCTACTGCTTTATTTGCTAAATTACCTAGAAGTTCTGTGTTTTTGATTGTTTCAGCTTCTTTCGCGGCTGTTGCTCTTTGATTAATAAGTTCAGATTGTATCCGAGCTTTTATATACATAGCGTCTAACGCACCGGAAGCGGCCTTCTGCGCTTGCGGGTTGAATTGAGGTGTTGGGAGATTTGGTGTGGAAAGTCCATCACCACCGGCAGATAGAATAGGATTAAGGCCCGCAGCTTTCAAATCGGCGACCTCGCGTTGGTGAGCGCTATTACTCATGCGCTCCATTAGGTCGCGCGTACGTCTTACTGCGATTGCGTTTACGATATTAGCGCCAAGATCTATTCCGGCCGATCCTGCTTGTACAGCAATAGCGGCCTTACTTGATCCGGCGACAGCGGCGGCAGGTATAGCCATAATTTTTCCTTAAAGGGGGGTTTCCCCCCCTATTTTTTAGAAGTGATCGATCAGCCCGGGTACTGAAAAGACGGGCATCGGCCTCGCACACTTGAGATCGAAATAAGAATCGAATTTGAATTGCGGTTCATCGTCATCCATTTTAACGGCAGAAACTCGATCAAGATTTGTGCCGTTTACTTCAATCCATGATCCGTCATCAAGAACGGGTAGCGTTTGATAGAAATCTCCGAGGTGCCAGGAATCGAGAGGAGTATTTGCGGTACTACGAAGCTGTCCGGAAATCCTGTTGGGATAATACCGATATTCGGCGTACCGTTCTTGATAGCCCCATACCTCATTATCGTGACTATCGTTGTTAAAGTAGATCTCTTTTTTCCTTACATCTTGTTCGCCCAGGTTAGCCAAAGAGGGCCAGTAGTATGACCATCGCGTTCGCCTGGTCAAGTGTCGAGGAAGGCCTTGTTGATAACTAAGGTCATGTCTAATGCAACAGATTCCCATGATGATGCAGTGTTCGGTAAATGATTTTACAAATCCCCCGTTTGAGTCGGCGACAACGCCATAGCCGGCGAGATTTCCTTGGGGGGTGCCTGTACCACCTGTAGCATTAGTTTGAGGGACAGGGGTCACATTAAGACGCTGTGAAGATCCCCCAAGGTATTCGGGACGCTGCATGCGAGCATCTGGACTGATTACGCCAAAATGTGACCGTATGAGTTCTGTATACCTTGTTCCACCACGTGCATCGCGCTCTAACATTCTTTGCAACTGGAAAGCCTCTCTCAAACTATTAATAGTTGCGGCTGTTGCACCCGATAAATCTGTATACAGTCCAGATTCTCCGGATACACGAATGCCGAGATACTTATCGACATTTGTCATAGTGTCGGTTATAACCGCGGCACCGGCATTAGGTGTTGTAGAAGATATTTCATTAATATCAATATGTTGAGTATCGTGAGTGTATAAGGCGCCGTATTCAGAGCCATCTTGAAAGGCTAACGCTTTTCCAGTGCCATAGACAGGGGCAGAGGTCCCAAGAGGTAAATCGATTGCAGTACCTTTTTGAGGCCAAGGCAGGCAACTTGTAAAATAATCGTGTCTTTTACCCCGATATTTTAAAGTATGGTCCGCTGCAGCGTCTGGCCCATCGTCGGAATACTCCGTGAACGATGCCATGAGGTTTTGATCTCTGAACCATTCCTGATAGATTTTATCGTAAGCCCTTGGGTATAAAGCACTTATATCTGCGTTATCTTTTCCAAGGGGAGCGCCGATATAATCGGCAAGCCTTCCGTCGAGGGTGGTTTGAACCCATCCTCCAGTGGGAGCTTCCCACATTGGGACCAGATAATCCTCAGAACCGCCGGTTTTAGATTCGCCGCATAGCGCTTGCCAGTTATCCCAGAGCAATCGATTTGGAACGGCGAAATAAAACGTGTCCAAATACACGTTATCCATGAAGGGTACAATAGGGGTTGTAAGACGCGCAAATACTGTTGCGCGTAGGTTGAACGTATCGCCGGGCAAGGCTTCGTCTACATAGATAGGTACGAGCTCTCCCGCATTAAAAGTGCTCTTGTGGCAGTGACTGCGGTTGAATACCGATCGTGGTATTTTAATTTGAGGCACTTGGGCAAACGAGTGTTGATTCGATGACTTCATTTTTGACCTCTCTGTTTTGTAAAAATGGTAAATATCGCCCCGAGCATAAGCATAAGCCCTTGGATGCCAACCATGACTTGCTGGTAGGTTTCACTATTTGCGATTTGGTTAAGTGATTCATTCATTTTTACCTTCGCTGTTTGTTTGTTTGTTTTTTTGTTTTTTTGTTCTTTTGTTTTTTTGAGTGACTGGTGTCACTCAGCACCATTACATCAAGTGTTAGATGGTGCAGTACCGATATTTATCGGTACATTTTGTTCCTTATTTTCGATAAGACCCATTTGAATTGCTCGCGCCTTGTTACTGGGATCTGCCACGAAATCCAGTAGTTTTCCCGGATCATTATCGAAGTTGTCACGAATCCTTGCTGGAAGGTTCGTAAACACTTCGCCCACCAGACAAATTTTTTCCATAGCCTCTTGATATGTTGCAACATTGGAAAAGTCTCCATATTGAGGGAGAGATTGAACTCGAGGTAAAAGCCCTGTCTTTTTATACTTTTTCATAATGACATCGATGTCACATGATTCAAGAAAGTGTTGTTGTACCTGAGTGGGTCGACCTTTTTCGAAGGTCTGTCCTTTTGAACGGGGATTGCTGTATTGATCGTAAACTTTCATGAGTCCTCCTTATTTTTTTCTTTTGTAACGACGCACGAAGAAGCGCCGATAATAAACTCGGGTTGTTCTGATAGTTTTACTTTTCCGGTCTGGGGATCAAACGACCCAAGCTGATACATATCAAAGTCGCTGGGGAAGTCTTTAATTTGACCATCGTGGTAATTTACTGCGGCGGTGAGACCACGAATCGCATCTACGCGATTTTTTTCGAAGAATGGACGAGGTGAGAATGACGAGGCTTTGTTGTCACGAATTACAAACATAAGCATTTCCATTTTCGATTTTCCTTTTTTGAAAGTCTTCGGATTTTAGTTTTTGAACAAGTTCTCTTGTAGCGAGTCTATCCGGTGTATTTTCCTCCTTTCTAATATTTCCAGCCCTTTTGGTTTTGAGTTGTAGATATCCTTCTTTGTCCTGTGCCTGCATGATATTATCATAATATCTGGGCGGGCGTACACGCAAGGAATCTCTAATAATAATTTGGTCTGGCCCGATAACGTCTCCTTTAAACTCATTATACCACTCCCTTCCTAAACCGGGTTTCCGAGACATAAGCGCAAACTCCGGAACTCGATCATCATAGTGTATTTGCGCTTGATCGCCAGTAATTTTCTTGGTGACATAACGGGCAACATACGCCGCCGTCTCCCAAGAGAATTCACCGATCTTATGAATCCCATGCGGCCATAGCCTTGTAAGCTCTTTAGATTCATATAAGCCTCCTTCTACAAGTTCGCGGTCTGGCCAGTCGTAACCGAAGATACAAGCATGGTAGTGAGGACGCCTAAACTGTTCTCCATACTCACCACAAGCGAAATATCTGATGCTGTGTTGTTTTCTTAATCTTTTAAAGAATTTTTGTAAGTCCGATTTTTGTAGACTACCATCCTCCGGGTGGTTTTCGTTGTTAAATGTGAGAGTTATAAATGAATTTTTGTCTTGTTGTTGCGCCTCAAGCATGCATCTGGTTGCCCATTGTTTTGAATGTTCTAAACGACATCCTATGCATCTACCGCAGGGTATTTCTACGGTTAAATCCTGATATCCCTCATTTCGGTTAAAGACTATAGGCCAGTTTCCCGTGTCTTTGTTACGGCCTTGACG